GGAGGTGTGACCGGCGCGTTGGTGGCCGGCGTGTTGCTAAATGACCGAATCAAGGCGATCAGGTTGGCCAGCGCGGCCTCTGCGCTTTGACTCGCGAGTGTGGCTTGCGCCTGAATATCAACCGACGCTGGAGCGTTGGTTCCCAGGCTTGCCGCCAGGGCTCTCGCATCCAGAAAAGCCAGTGCGGCCTTCTGATACGCTTCAAACCCGGCTTTGACCTGGCGCTCCTGTTCGAGCGGCGGATGAAACTTTTTGACGTAATCGTTCCAGCCACCCATGGCCAGTTCGACCGTTGTCTCCGTGGCGCCCGCCACCTTGTAGCTGACTTGGGCGGGCGTAGATCTGCAGCCTTCAAAGGCGCAGAGCGATCCGATTGCGAGCAGGCCCACGAGGACCGTGAGCGGCAGAAACTTTTCGATTCTATTTTTCATTTGTGGAATGGGTAAACGATCAGGCCCAACAGGACGAGCATTGCCAAGACGAGCACATTGCGGCCATGGCGGAAGCGCGGACCCCACGGGCCATCCGGGTCTGGGACCAGGACGCCGACCAGCCAAACGAACGCCAGAATCCAAAAGAAGATTGAGAACATTTTTTTGGCTCCTTTCTTTTTCGGTGTTATGCCGGCGCGGGAGCGTCTGGAATCGCGTCGTCGAGTGCTTGCGTTGTGGTTTGCAGATCGGTGAGCGCTTCGGCCACTTCGGGTTGCACCTCGCCAGCGTTGATCGCGTCCGTCAGTTTTTGGATCGCCGCTGTCTGTGCGTCGAACCGATCACTTTGTTCCTTGGCGATTTTGGCGTCTTGCGCGGTCAGTGCTTTGAGAGCCGCCGCCAGTTCTTTTTGTGTCATAAGTATTTTTGCTTCGAGTTCTCGCAGGTCGTGTTTAGTTGCCGGCAAGAGACGCCTGCAAAATCGTCTCCAGACGGAATTCATTTCGTTGTTGTGACATTCGGACATTTGGCCAAACGCGGTTGTTTCAGTTCTTCTTGCGCCTTCTCGTCAATGTGCCGTTGCAATTCCCTTTGTGCATCAAGGGCGCGCTGCGACTTTTCGCCTTCCAAAAATGACGCGAGCTTTGTTGATGCGACCAGCGCATCCTTCATGCTGTTGGTTGCCAGATGAACAGCCTCTATTTTTCGATAGATTAAAAACGCGGCCGCCAACAGTCCCAGGCCGATCAATATAATTATGGCCGTGTCGCTCATCCTGCCCCCGGCTTTACTATTTCCGTCGTCGTCTTCTTGAGAAATAATTCAGTGTCGCCAGTGCCCAGCGGGTCTTTGCCGGCGCGCAACCTTGACATAGTTTGGTCCATGAAGCTTTCGAGGTGTTTGTGTGAAGCGATCAGAACGAAGAACATCAACCGGACGTAGATCATTCGTTGAGATCGAAAATCGTCGGAGTCGGTGAAGCCAAGAAACGCTGCGGCGCCCGCGAGAAAATAACCGTTAGCCCCTTTGAAGATGGCCATTTTCCAGTAAAAGCAGAATTCGGAAAGTTTGGCGAACGTCACAACGGTTACGGGTGCGTCAATGCTCGTTGCCCTGACACCGCAGCCGATAAAACGTGCCCCCCATCGGGCTAGCGAGCCACTCACCGACGCCGATAAACTGAATTCGCAGATCGGTCCAGACAACCGGGGGATCAAGCGAGGGAGTGTATTGCAGCACGACGTTGGTTGATGGCGTCCAGTTCAAGCGCACCGTCGGGCCAATGTGCGCCGTCAGAAGCGCCATGCCGCTCACGATCAGGTTTGTCCCGTAATAGTTCGTGTACCAATCCGGGTTGCTCACCAGCGGCTCAACCGTCTCAACAAAGTTTGTGCAATCGAAAACTATTCCCGTGATGCGCAGATCGGTATTCAGCGACATCACCTGGATGCACGGAACGTTGGTGTTGGTGACCTGAGCGCGAGTCCAATAGGTGGCGAGTAATAGACTCGCGAGAAGAAGCGTTTTCACTTCGCGATCCATCCCGTATTCGCGCTACCACTTTCTTTGACGTAAAGCGTCGTGCCCGCCCCACCGTCAGTCCTCGAGTACAACGAACCAACCGGCGCGGCGACCACGCCTTCGGGCGAGCCGCTTCCGGAAACTAATTGAAGTCGCGTGGTCCCATACAAGAATCCATTCGTCGCCCAGGCGGTGTCCGTGAATTGCCCCTTGTTTCCGGTAACCGTGGCGGTGAACGTTGCATTCGCGCCGAAGTGGTTATTCCCATTATCAATGACGGTGACGCCGCCCCGGACAAACCGCTCGCTCGCCGCACACTCCCACATCTGCATGCTGTTGGTCGCCCCGGCGCCGTCCGCACCGGCAACCAAAATTGTGCCGGAGTTCAAACGCATCAAAGAGACGTCGTAGGGATAGAGGAACAGCTTATCGACAAAGTTGGTTCCAGAGAGAAGCAAGCTGCCGGTGTTGGTTTGATTTCCGCCCTTGAACGTGATGCTGCCGAGCGCGTTTGACTCGGTTGTGATCGGTCCAAAGTTCCAGGCTTGCGTGTGGACTGAACTGGAAAAGATCGTCAGGTTCGTTCCTGAGCCAGCATTTGGATCGATGCTCGCCGTAGAGAGGTCGGAACCAACAACCGCCCGCCAGGTCGGGATTGATGGGCCGCCATTTGTTGGCCCCATGAGTGCAAAATGCGCCGCCTGATTCGTCGGCGCAAAGTCCAGAGAAGTGCCGCTCCAATACAGATTTTTGAATGAGCCTACTGCGGCTTCCGATTGGTTCGCGTCGGTCTTGAGCAGACTGTTGGCGGCGACCCCCGCGTTGGTAAGGGCTCCGACATAGGCCGAATTGCCAGAGAAAGTCACTGCGGTGATATCGCCGGCGGCGCTGAAACCTATGTTGCCCGCGGCGAACGTGGCCGAGCCATCAGGCGAAAGCGTCCAATCTCCTATCACGCCTTGCGGGCCGGTGAGTCCGTTGCTCGTGATAATTAGGGCAGGCCCACCCCACCCGACGGTAAAAGTTTCGTCGTCTGTGTTCGCGAAGCTTCGACCGAAAGCAAAAGAGCGATTGCCGGAGTTCGTGACATTCTTGCCCCAGGTGAATCCCGCCTCTCCGCTGGCTGAGTGAATAGCGCCGTTTGTGGCCACGCCACCAACGAGCGCGCCGGGCCCCGTCGCTGTAATAGTGCTTCCAATTCCTTGGGCGTTGCCCAATGAGAAAGCGCCGCGTGAGGTATCGGAGATAATCGCGCCAGCATTTGCCGCCCAGCCATACGCAAAAGCGCCGTCAGAGAGCGCGTAGATTTTCCCTGCGGACAGAGCGCCGCCTGATGCGATGCTGCCGAGTTGTTCCGAGGAAATCACGCTATCCGCACCGGAGGCGTAACCCAAAGCCAGCGAGCCGTAACCCACGGATTGGATTTGTCCGGAGTCTATCGAACGCCCCAAAGCAATAGCCCCGAAACCGCCAGCCCCGAGATCGGACGATGCTCCCTCGGAAGACCCGAAAGAAAACGAGCCGCTTTCCGTCGAGGTGATGGTCCCGCCGGCGTTTGTTCGGCCACCCGCAAATGTCCCAGGATTGAAAGCGTCGATTCGGAAAGAGGAATCCATGTTGCTGTGTTCGATGCCGCCGACTCCAGAAGCATTGGTCTGCCAAAAGGTATCGCTGCCGCCTCCGCCGCCAGTTGCCGCCACGGTGTAAGAATTGGGCGAGTTGGTCGTTACCGCGATCCCGGCGCCAGCGATGACAACCGATGTCGTGCCGCCTGCTGAATTTGTCCCCGAGCTGCCGCCCAAGAGCAGCCACCTCGCCGCCGATGACGAATAAATGAAAATCAGACCGGCGTTGCCATTGGTAAGATCGCCGCCGAGAAGTGTGTCGATTCGATTTGCGGCCGTAGGCTCAACGCCGCTTTGGTTCGCGAGCGTCATTGTCTGCCCGGTGCGGTTCACGAGGAAAAGCAGCTTTCCGTTACGGCCGCCCGCGATGCCGTTCACGCTGAATGGACCCGACGGGCCACTGACTTCGACAAACACATTATCCCCGATGGCGATCCCCGCGTTGTTACCGTTCGCGAGACTTGTCAGCGCGAAACGCCCGAAGGCGATGTCGGACCCCGACGGGAAGTTGGCTTCACCCGCGGCGAGCAGATTGCTCGTATTACCGTGGACCAGAAGATTCCCGGGAATGTCCACATATTGATCGGAGGTTCCTAGCAATACCTGATTGCTTCGGCTGCTCGAGGCCCCATAACCGATAACAACGGTGTTGGGGTGGCTGGCAAAAGCGGCCGTCCCCATCGCGTAGGAGTTGCTGGCCGAGGCAACCGAGTTGGGGCCCACGGCAAAAGAATAATCGTTGGAGGCCTGGGCGCCGGCGCCGAACGCTCCCGAGAGTCTGCCTCCGGCGTAAGACAGAAACCCGACTGCAGTTGCATACTGGTTGCTCGCAGTAGCCTGAGAGCCAAGCGCGACCGCCCCCAAAGACCCCGGGGCGACAAAAGCTGATTGGCCAAGGGCCGTGCTGTTGGTCGAGTTGTGAACCTGCGCATTGTCGCCGATGACGGTTGAGCTCGGGCCGTCCGCAACTGAGCCCGCGCCGATCGCGATTGAGCTGCTATTGCTGGACGTCGTTCCGTAGCCGATGGAAATTCCATAGAGCCCGGCCGCAATCGCAGTCAGGCCCAATGCCACCGATCTATCTCCGATGCTGTGAGGCTGGAAAGCGTTTCCGTAGTTTTGACCATTGGTGAGGATGCCGTTGTTCCACGTTCCGCCGTTCAAATTGCTAACGTTGCCGCTGATGTTGCCGAAGAAGTTGGAACCTGAAACCACCTGGTCGGCGCCCTTCGCGAGAAAATTGGCCATCGCAGGCGCGTTGGATCGGATCGCGTTGGTTACGCTGTCGGAGTCCACCATCGCGACGATCCCGCTCACGACATTGGTCCGCTGTGCGGTGCTCTCGACGGTGTAGGGCACCCGGACGGCGACTGCAGAAGTCGTTGAATTCGTCGAGTAGGTCACCGTGCCCCATCCCGCCGAAAGTGTGACCGTGACCGTTTGCCCGGGGAAGCTTTGCAGCGTGATGTTGCTCGGGGAGCTGCGCGAAAGGCTCAGGCTCGCGAAAGGATTGCCAGCGATGGCGCGAAAGAGGTTCGTTGCCGCTGCCGCCGCGCCGTTGGTGGTGGTCGCGATCTGTGTTGGGAGTGTGACGGCATTCGTCCACGTCCGCGTGTTGCCGTTCGCGACAATTGATTGCCCGTTTGTCGGGGGGGTCGTGATTGTAACCGTGGCCGTGGTGATGTCGAGGGCCAGCGCCGGGAGCGCCAGCGCCAAAAACATTCCGAGAATTATTCCAAAGCGTTTCATTTACGGGAGGTCTCCTATCACCGGATCTTCTTGGAGCGATCCGCCTTTGTTATAAACGGCAATCCATTTTGTGGGGTCATCGATGTCTTGGAAGTAAAGACTTCCGACAATCTTTCTCGTAATGAAACGCCCGTTGGCTTCGGAGAGGCTCAGTGCTGATTCCCCGTCGGGCGGCCCCGTCAAAGTGTCTTGGGTGATAACCTGGCCCTGGACTGAAACCCTCTTTTGGAGAATTCTCCACGGCTTGCCATTCTCATTTATCAGCGCCAGCTCGAACCAGGTCTCCGCGCTTTCGTTCTGTCCGATCAGCGCGGCGAGAGCAACTTGCGTCAGCGCAAATTCGGCGGTGAACGCTTGGTTGAGCAAATCCTTGTCCCAGGTGAATTGCGAGGCGTAGAGAATGTGATTGGCCAGCCCATCCTTTGGTCCAATGCCCGCCTTGAGGCTCAGGCTCGCGTTGTTCAGGAACAGATACGGAGTGCCGCCGAAAGCACCGGCGCCCGGCCCGTCGTTGTTCCGCTGCAGTGGAACGATCTTGAACAGGGGAGAGTCGCCGAGAATCAGCGCTGGGAAAGGCGCGGGCGTGGCGTCGATTGGGGACGTGATGATCTGGTTATCATCTACATCGACGTAAATTGTCCGCTGTGCCATTCAGCAAAGCGGGCGGGGTCAACAATCAGGGAGCGCCCCTTTAGAGCCCAACCCCCGTCCTTGCCGTCCATTGCGCCGGCGTTTCCGAAAGGATAGCGAAAACGATTTTGCCGAGTTTGCCATCGGCGACCGCGCCGACGTCGCCGTCATCGGGCTGCGGAAGCGGGACTTCATACCATTGGTCATGCGGAAGCGCGATTGTAGGATCTCTCAGCCTGAAATTGCGCGGAGCAATCCCGCGATACCAACCCAGCCCATTATTGTTTATATCGCCCCAACCCCATTTGAAAGCGTAAGGGGCGAAAGCCTCGACGCCGTAAACCCAAAGATCAGCCTCAAGCAAAAACCCCGTGCGGTTAACGTTGGAAAAGCTCTGTTCGCGAATCGCATGCACCGCGTTTCCCCATTGGTGCTGTTCTGGTCCGTCTGTTCCCTCGGTAAGCCACTTGTGCGTAACATCAAGAGCAACGGCGAAATCGAATCGGTAGTAAGCAGCGTAGCCGCGCAGGCTTTGACCGTTCGTGTTCGGAACTTGGAAGAAAGCCGCAGGGTCATTGAGTCCATCAATCCAATTCCCGAATTGATCCTGTTTCGGATAATTGGTGGCCAGATACTGTTCGTTGATGCCGAAATCGAAATACGGGGCGAGGTTCAAATCGTTTGCCAGGTTCACCCCGTTTTCAAGGTTCGGCGGCCACAAACTATCGGGCATCAATTTAGTGAAGAAATAATCCTGAGGTCTCTCTACCGCAGAAAAATCCAGTAGATTGTCAAAAAACGCTGGCGGCGGAAAGGGATTAGGCCAAGGACCGCTAACCACTTTTAGCTGTGAAAAGTTTAGCGCCCGAAGCGCAGCGACCGCCGTTGCTGCCGACCTTGCCCAACCTGGGTCCGCAAAATCAGGATCGGTAGGACCTCCTTGCGGATCGATTTCATAGACTTGCAAGGCCGCAAAAGTAGAGCGCGGCTGTAGCCCTTCTGCGTTCCGCGCGCGCAACGGTGACTCAGTGAAAGCGCGAAGCGGGCTCTGATCGAATGATCCAAACTTCGTGCTCACTCGAATTTGCGAGTCCAGGCCCGCCCCTGGTTCAGCTCGAGCAAGCCAATCGGTTTTTCGTTATCGGGATCGTCGTCCATTACTCCGGTGAATGCCGGCACCGCCCAAATGAGTGAGGAAACGCCAGAGCCGGGCCGTAAGGGGTCAGCCAAATACGGCGGATTGATAACCTGAGTCTCCGTCTTTGGTGGATTGTCGTCGCTTGTTGCCACCCGGCTTTGTGCATCCAGATCCCACTGAGAGAAGGTCAAGACGGTGCCATCAAGCATCGTTTGAGTTGTAATCGAGTTGCGGATCTCCCATACCTTCGCGATCTTGACGTCACTGTCCCCCTCGACGAGTCCGTCCCAGCTCCGGCAAATAATGTAGTCGTCTCCGTTCGCTTTGAACTTGTAGCAACTCACCGAAGCCCCACCGCGCACCGTAACCGCTTTGGGGATTATCGCAAACCCTCGCGTGGTACGTTGGACCATTGCGCCAGGAACATCCATCGGACGCAGCGCGCGCAATCTTTCCTCGACGGACTTTTCCCAGCGCGAGCGCGGGTCTGTGCCGCCTGGCATTTTGGGTTGCGGCCAGATCATAGGACAGCTTGCGCGTAATAGAACATATCGAACTGGCCGTAATAATACTGCGACGTGATCGCTATCCGATTTCCTGCTGCCGTTGCCAAGTGCGCCGGGAGCTTGCGCCAACCAACTTGCCAGCCATCACGGAAGGGCAAAGCCTCGATTGATTCGATAGCGCCAATGATTCCCTGCGGTATCGGATAGACCCAGCCGCGCGTTGGACCACACTCGGCTAGAAGCTGCCCGGTCGTATAGATTCGATTCTGGTTGATGTTGGCGACGTTGCCCAGGAAGCCGTCCCACACATTTGTCGAGTGATGTAACACCGGCTGGCCGGTGACGAAACTCGCCTCGCCGCTCACAAGCCGCGTATAAACCTCGTTTTGCACTCCAGTAAAAGCAAAGTCTTTGGCCGGGTCCGCAATCGCGTCGGCGATCTCTTTCAGTTGCGCGTCACTTAGACTCATCGCCCCGGGCGAATAATTGATGCTCAGTTGAATTTCATTCGGCAGCAGTTGCCATTCGTCCGCTGATACGTTTGGAATTCCGAGTTGCCCGCCCGTCGGTTTGGCAATGAGCGTGCTGCGTTTGCCGTTGGGCTTCAGCTCATAGGGAATTCGGAGCTGCTGGAAAGCTTGGGCTAGCCCGATCAGGTTGTTCCCGGCGCTCTCGAATGGGATCGAGATTTGTTGGCCGTGCTGCGGATCGAAGCTGACTTGGATCGGCTGACGAATCGGCCTGAGACTTCCGTTGATTCTTACTTTGGGCATATCAGTGGCTTCCGTCCCATGCGCCGGCGCTGTGTTTCTTGGCTAGGTGGTCCGACATTTTTTTAGTGTGCTGCTCGATCTTGCGCTGCACATCTAGGACGGTTGTCTCCAGCGGCGAGCGGACAAACATTTGCCCGGTTTGCTGGAGTTGGTTGAGGACCTGGTGTTGCGCTGGCTTGTGGCGATCCGGTTTGTCCGCCACTGCCGACCCGGAAACGGTGAGTGCTCGGAGTTTTGAATCGATCTCTTCAACCTCGGTCGCCCGCTTTAATAAAAATTCTTCGCTTTGTTGCTCTTGGATTTCGGCGCGCAGCGTTTGGAGCTTCTTGATCTGGGCATCGATCCCTTTGTTATCCGGGTCCCAAATCTTTTGGTCTTTGAGCATCAGCATGTCCTGCTTGATGCGGGCTAGCGCGGTTTCCGCCTGATCCTTTTTCGACGCATTGTGCATTTCAGCAATTACTGCGGCCCGATCTTTCGTCAGCTTGAGAATCTGGCCCTCGCGCGAAAGAGTTTTTAGATCGTTCTCTTCCTGCTTTTTGGCCAGGGCGTCTTTGAGCTTTTGGATTGTGCTGTGAGCCGATCCCTTGCCGCCGCCCTCGCCGCCGCCTTCCAAATCCAGATCCAACGGCGGCGCGTTCCTAGCACGTTCAAGCGCGGCGCGTTCCTTCTTCTCCTGATCGCTGACTGCCTTGCCGTAAGCTTCCGCCGCGCCAGTTGCCGCCTTCCAAGCCGCGCCAAGACCTAGCCCTCCTTCTACTTTCCCGGTCGTGACCGCCGTCTTGAGCGCGTGAGGCAGTCGGGCCATTTGCTCAACTGCATTCGTGACAAACCCGAGTGCGCCGACCGCGCCCATAATGAGACCATGAAAGGCATCTGCGACGACGGTCGTAAGCCAGCCGATTGTTGGGGCGATAGCGGCGCGGATTTCCGAGAAAACCGTTTTGATTTTGTCGCCCGCCTCTTTGAGTTGGATGATCGTGTTATCGGGAACAACCGGGGCCGCCGCCATCAAATCTTTGAGTCCGATTCGGAACGCTTCGATCATTCCCTGCGCGCCACGACCGCCCAGCGCCCGGAGTGCGGTGATCAATTTGTCCTGGTCCATTCCTTGCGCTTTTTCGGCAATGATGCTGAAAAGGCTGACCCGCTTGTCCGCAATTTGGGCGGGGGTTATCCCGAAAGCTTTGAAGGCGCTTGATTGATCGGGTGTGCCGACGCCGCGCATTGCCTTATCGCGCGCCACGGAAAGAAACTGGAAAAACTTGGCTTGCTCTTGCAGTGAGGTTCCGCTCTTGTGAAGTGCATAGTCTAGCCGTTGCTCCTCTTCGATGGTCAATTTGAGTTTAACCGCGGTGTCATAAACAGCCTCCCCCCATTCGATTGTGCGTCGGACGGTTTCTTCGATAGCAGTTGCTGATCCGAGATTCGCTAGTTTGTCTTTGATGTGGTTTCCCATGGAGGTTGCCATTCCCTCGGCCTCCATTTTCCCAGACCGAAATCTTCCCACATCCAAACCTAAGATCGCTAGCAGGCTTGGCATGGATCGTCCCTCCTTTGTTTGGCTTCCATCGCCGCCACGTGTTCAGCGTGCGAGCGATCAATCTCTGCGTCTATGTGATTGTAAATGTCCAGCGCGTCCTGCTCTTCCCAGTAGGCGGCCCAGCGCATTTGCGCCAGGCCCAGCGGATAATCCCAGGCGGCGATCTCACCCAGCCCGCACTTGAGCATCAGAAATTGTTGCAGCCGAAGAAGGAACGGAGAGCCAGGCGGCCGCCCTTGGGTCCTACTCTGCGACGTGGGCCGGGGCGTGTCGGAGATCGGCAATTCCAGCGAACCGGAATCGCGGTATTCGAGAAACGTTTGCAGCTCCAAACCGAGATTTGCTTTTCGGCAGCGACGGCGCCACAGCCACATTTTGAAACCGATCAAGGGATCGAACGGCATCCGCTGGCTTTCCGTCCAGGTCTGCGAGCAGAGAAGAGCTGCTTCAGCGAGCGCCCGCGGTGAAGCGTCTTTGCCTTCGTAAAGCGGGTTATCCTCACGAACCAGGAGAAGAGAATGCCCAATAGAAAACGGCCTCATTAAGAGGCCGAGAACGATTGCGGGAGCGGGCCGTGCCGCCCTCGCGAAAAGCGGCTCGTGCATAAAAATGGGGAAGCCGGTTAGGGTTCGACGGCGCAGACGAATGCTTCAGCAACGCCAGCAAGGACCCCATCCTTATCTCCAACGATGGCGTACCAAACATCAACGTTGGTGGAGATCAACATTGCCTTGCCCGGCGCGAGCTTGAAGGGTGCGTCCGCTGGCACAACCGGAGTCACCTTGTCGATGAAAATGTATTTGCTGGTTGTGCCCTTGGGGTCTTCGGTGTTTTTTACGCCGAAGTATTTGTCCCCGGTAGCATCGCCGAGATCCAGCGTGGTAGTGGTCGAGGCGATATTTTGGGTTTTAGCCTGGGCCGCTGTTCCCAACTGGGTAAAGGTTTCGAGGCCGTTAAAAGTGACCGTGTCACCACTTGCCGGCGACCAGGTAACCTTGTGAGTGACCGTCATTTTTGCTGCGAGGAGTGACATAGTGTTTTCTTTCTACTTTGTTGCTTTAGGATTCTTGAACGGTGGTCGTCAGTGATTCGTTCTGCGCGGCATCGTCCCACTTGCGGATCTTCAAAGAGCATTTTGCTTCCTTGTGCGTGAGATCGATTGTCTCGTCGCCGCGGTATTGATAGGGGCCGTTGAAAGCAGCAACTTTGAAATTTGCGAGCAGGACTCGGGAAAGCGGTTTCAGAAAACAGGTATTGATCCCGACGTCCGACTGGCCGTTCAAAGCTTCGTAAGCGCCCGCCCTTGTGCCGCCGCTGGTCGCGCTTTGCGGGACTGTGCGACCGGACGGAACGAAGGTGATGTCCATCTCCATGTGCGGGTCGGTGGCAATCGTTGAAGTGGTAAAACCGTTTTCGTCCTCGATGTCTTCGATCTTGAATTTGTGGGTGCCCTTGGCCATGTCCACAATGAAGTGCGCCGTCCCGTTAATCGTGATGGGCGTTCCGTTGTTGGAGATTCCAAAGACAACCGCGCTACCGTTCATGACCTCTTGAGGCATTGCCTAGCGGGAAGCGTCAACGTATGGTTGCGGCCATGACAGAAGCCGAGCGCATACGGGGAATTTCAGACGAAGCATTGCCGAGGTTGGGCGACCTTGCGATCCTCCATCTAGCCATTGCAAGATTGTTTGAGGCGCACGGTGTAGATGACGAGAAGTTGATTGAGGATCTTTACCGCCGCGCCATTTACTCGACGCCAAAGAAATGAACCGCCGCTATTTCTTCCAGCAGCTTGCCTCGGGACTGATCGCCGCAACCGCGCCGATGCTGTTTCTGCCGAAGATCATTAGGCCGGGATGGAAAGATACCTCGGGGTGGCGGACGCTAGAACCCGGAAGCCACTGGGTTGATCTTGGGGTCGAATTAAAAGGGGAAGGCGTCTCTGAGTGTTTGGTTTATGGGGCGGACGATTCTAGCCGAGTCATGATTACTACCCTTGTCCCGATCATGATACGTTCGCCGGGCAACAAACCATTTCGAGGTGCAACACTTCGATCCAAACATTACCCCGCTGCTCTTTGACGCGCGGATTGAACCCCTGATTGCCCTCGATTATCTCGCAGCTTTGCACGGTGAATTCTTTCAGGTCCGCAAAGGCTGTGTCGCTGCCTTCTGAGTCCACGGCCTTCTTGCGGGCGGCTGCGGTGATCAAGGCGCCAATCTGCTCACCGGATGTATCGCCATCGGCAGAGAGAAACGGCGTGAATGTGGCAATGATGCGCTCGTCGGAAATCTCGCGAGGATTGGTAAAGCCGCCGTCGCCAAGGCCCTTCGTGCGAACCTCGATAAACGATTGCACGTCAAAGTTTCCGGCGAAACGCGCGCTCTCGCACGGGCGGAATGTGTGAGACCAGGCTACCGTGCAGGGGATTACTTTTTTGTCCTCGCGTTTGGCGGGGAAAATGTTGTTGGCCGGTCCTCCCGGAAGCGTTCCATTGGCAAATCCCGCCTTGGGGCCCTGGCTTGCGATGTAGGCAACAAGCGCACGGTCGGCCATCGAGAGAATGTTCATGTAACCCCTTGGGCCGGGTCAATGCTGCTGCCGATTGAACTTCTCCGCACCGGGCTTCATCTCATCTTCGATGCGCTGAACCATTTGATTGTTCTCCCGCGCAAGCCCGCGCTCCAGCGCCGGATCGCCGACGCGATGAAAGCCGCCACGGTGTTCACTGCGAGCGGCGGCCGTATTTTCGATAGTGACTTGAAAGTTTCCAGGCGTGGCCAAATTGACGCTGCCTTTTGGCGCGCCTCTCACGTTGCGCTCTTCACCTCGGTTGTATTTCCCGCCGATCGCTGGCCCGAGCGCTTTCAAAACGCCAACCCACCCGGCACGGATGAACCCGCCCGAGGCAATACGCCCCCGGACCATACTGTTTAGCTTCTTGGTCATCATCGCGCGCCAGCCTGCGAGGCTCAGAGATCGCCTCGCCCGCGCCCTTTGGTCTTTGGAGTAGCCGCGCCCAAGGTTCCGCTGGCCCACCCATCCCTTCGACGCCCGCTTTGCTGCAATCGCAAACGCGACGGGGATCGATCCGCGATCTGTGATTATCTCGCGCTCAAGTTCACTAACGATTTTATCGCCGTCGGTGCGCGGTGTTTCTTGGAGCGCGGCCAGGGCGACGAAGAAGGCGTGCCGGTTGATAGATTTTGGCCACGCCGTCGATTCGTAGTTGCCAAGCAACTCCTTCAGCGTCGAGTTGAACTGTTGCTGCGTAAATTCGAGACTCATCAACTCCCCGCCGCCGGATCTCTACAAACCAGCTTCAAATAATTCCCCGGCGTGCGCTGAACCAGTTCGATAACGAATTCGCGCTCGGGAGTGTTCGCGGGATCGTCGGTGAAAACAACGGTGTCCTTCAGTTGCGGGATCGGCCCTTCGTTAAATTCTGAGCGCAGGACCTGCAGCGTCAGTTCGTCCAGGGGGATCTGCCCGCCCTGATTCAAATAGCTTTGTTCGTTCCAGTTGAAAATGCAGGGATAGCTTCCGTTCTTCCAACTGAACATCGGCGCGAACCCTTCAGCCGTATCGATGACGGCGTGCAGGGCTTCGGAGGCGCGCTCCATTTCGGAAGAGAGAAGGGAGTTGAAGCGAGTTGGCATTACTCATTGAACCCTTCGCGCGGTTATTGATCCGTATGCTGAGACGGTCCCGACCGAGAATGTCGCTTTAGCAACGAGGTAAATCGTAGTCGTGCCGCTCAACGAAAGTCGCTTGCTCGGGAGCGTCACTGAATCCTTGGCACTCAGGCCGATTACGCCCACACCCGCGCCCGAATAAACCTCCGAGCCGTCCGTCGGGATTGTCGCTGGTGTGCTCGTGACGCCGCCGACTATCTCGGTTACTGTTACCCCGCCCTCGGAATAGTTGACGTTCCCCCGCACGTCCCAATCACCCGCTGTGAGTGAAATGCTGGTCACGTTCGATACGGTTGCGGTGGTCAGCGCAATGGCTGAACCAAGCGCAACAAGTGAAGATGCGTATTCGCCAAGTCCACCTGCCGGAGCATTGCCGTTGCTGGTTTGTGAAATGAACCCTCCAGTGGCGGTAACGGATTGCGGAAACGTTCCCCCGCTCGCATCCAGCGTCAATCGGAGAGCGCTGTTCTGATAGAACACTAACGGAACGTTATCATACTGAAAAAGACCCGCTGCGCTGTTACCAGATCGGTTTCCTGATGTAGTTGAGTTGGCAAAAAGTTCTAAGTCATGGCCCCCGTTTGCAGTGACCGTAATTATCGCTTTTCCAGAACTACTTGCACTGCTGTTCCTTGCTTGGAATTGAACATTTTGATTATTGGCTGAATTGTCTGAGCGAATTAAGCCTGTCGCATTTAATGTCGAGACTTGGGTGTTGCCAGCGTTTGTCACCCCTCCGGTTTGCCCGTTCTGCGTGATGTTCGCCGCTGCGTTGGTAGGCCCTAAAGTAAAAATCCCATTCGTAGTCTGCGCCCAATTACCCGTCGCGTAGTTGGTTTCAATCCTGCCGCCTGTGTGGACCGCTCCTGAGACATTTGTGCTCGACCCCGCAAACGTCGCTCCGGTAATCACTTGGTTTGTGCTGGTCTGGGTTGTGTTGGCGTTGGTCAGGGGCGCTGTGGCCAAAGCGGCAATCGGAATGTTGGTTAGAGCATTTCCGTTAAACGTGCGATGTCTGGAAGCTGGACTCCCCGAAGAAATCAAAAGCCAGCCAGCCTCGTTTGTGGTGTAATCGAACAGCGTCCCGATTGGGATCTGGCTACCGCTCGACAAATTGCTCGCTGTCAAGGTGGTCAGGCCGGAGCCATCCCCGGCAAACACGTTGGCCGCGTTGGTGAGACGCAGGGCGCGAGTGTCGTTAGTCGCAATGTTCGTGGGCAAACCCGTCAGCCCGCTCCCATCTCCAACGAAAGCGGTAGCGGTTACGATGCCAAAACCATCAATATTAAAAATGGGTATTCCTATAGTATTGGCCATCGAAAGATAGGTTGTTGCATCGTTTCCTTCGCTATAATATTCCAATCCGCGACTCCCGTTCGTGTTGTAGAAACCTCCTGCAATGAAACTCTCATCTCCAAAAACAGAGAAACTTCTAGCTCCAAAAGTCATTCTGAGGATGTCCAATGGGGTCGTTGGTGAAATAACATTCCCGGGGACTATATCAGGGGGAAAGTTGGTCCATACCTGCGAGCCGCCGCCGATGCCGGTTAGAGCACTGCCGTCGCCCGCAAACACGTTTGCAGAATTGGTGAGACGTAGAGCGCGGGTGTCGTTGGTTAGCGCGAGAGTGCCGCCATCCGAAAGCCCCGCGATGGTCGTAGCGCCAGAGCCGCCGCCAGCAGCAGGCGACGGCAACACCGTCAGTTGCGCATAACCGCACTGCGCCAGCATGCAAAGCAGGGGGGCGAGAATCTTTTTCATTGGCGCGACCCGAGATACAGAATTGTGTTGGTCGATCCGCCAGCCGTGGTCTGCCCGAAGGTTGCTCGCAGATAACTGAACCGATAACCGATCATCACAATCCCGTTCGTCGCCGACGCGCTCACCGAGTTTGTAGCGAGCGGAATCCAACTGAGCCCGTCGAGGCTTGCGGAAATGATGTTGCTGCACGCGTTGGTGCAAATCGTCACGATCTGGAATGTGTGAGTTGAGGCGCTTTCGAGAGGCCACGATGCGCTCGTTTTATTCGAGGTCGTAGTCGAAAGGAAAGTCATCGGCCCAATAGTGTTCGCCGCATTGCCGGGCGGGAAGTTGGTAGCAGAAATCGGATCTGGCAGCGCCAGTCCAACGAGGATCGAAAGCAGCGCCAGAAGTCCAGCGATTGAAAGGCTAATTTTTTTGATGCTCATATAACTTACGGCGCGCCAATCGCAATCCACCGGATCGAAGCGTTGGTTTGTGCGGCCCCAAAAATAACGTTGCTGGTCGTGACGGTGATCAAGTGCGGAAGATCGTTGGTGCCAGCGGCTACAGTGATCACCGGCGCGGAACTGAAGGCCGTCGCGAAAGTATTCGTCACTTTGAAGTTGTTCCCATTGGCAGCCGTCCCGAATTGCAGTACGGCCAGCTTGCCCAGTTGCGCGTTGCTCAGCGTCCAGACCGAGTCCTCGTCTTTGATGGACGATTGCGCGTCAAACTTCAGCGTCGTCCCGTTGCGATAGCGGATTGATCGGCCCGAAAGGTCTTGGGCGATTGCGGCCGCAGCCACGCAGACCGCCAGCAGACAAAAAATAATCTTCATAACTTTCAAAGCAAAACGGGCCAGCCAGCAGGAGCCGACTGGCCCGGAAACCAACCCAAGGAGGACCGAGCTAGAGCAAAATCGAATAGGTCACCGATGAACCGCTCAGCGTGTCGGTTGCCCCCGTGGTCTGATAAAATCCGATAAACCGCTTCGTGCCAATCGGCAGCTTGAAGCGCCAAACGCTCCCGAGCGATCCGGTTGAGACGACGCCGATTGCATCCACCGTGATTGTCGCTACCGGAGCAACCGGCGCGATCACTGTGGTCGTGTCCGCGTGATAAAGCGTGATGTTGATGTGATTGCCTGCCGTGACGTGCGCGGCGATGGCCGGGATCGAAATTTCGACTGTGATTTCCTCGGGACGAAACGGGCCGACGCCAAGGTCAATCGTGTCGGTCGTGTTGTTCGAGCTGGTCGCCGGAAGCGCCTTGGTGATCGTCAGCGCCGAGTCTCGCAGTAACCGCGTATTCAAAACTTGTGTTGCCATAAAATTTGTTTCGTGAATTCCCGATTAGAACGGTGTGCCCGCCGCGGTCGCCGTCTCGGTGTCGAGGATCGAATCCGTCACATAGAGCGGGATGCCGTTGGACTCGGTAGGAGTCGGCGGGAATTGCAGCGCCATTGAAGCGGTGATACCGCTTTTACCTGTGGCGGTGTAAACAGGGGCGCGGCTGGTCTGCAGGGCGAGCCGTTGCGCGCGCGTGCAGAACAAGTGAGTCGGACGGACACCGACCGGGAACTTCGCCAGGGCGTTTGCGACGATAGCGTCAGTCAGTCCAGTGTTCGAAGCCACGCCGGGATCCGGCGAGACCAAATTTTTGATTCGGCAGGCGCTCTTGGTGTAGTTGAACGATAGGCCGACGTAGCCAGAGAGATTGTTCACGAAAGCGCGATACTGAGAATTGGTCGCAACGATGTATTGCGGCTGCCATTGTTTCATTTGCAGCCCTTGATTGTTCCCGTAGATGAACTCCACGCAGTCGGGAGCGTTCACTACGAGCCAGGCGCTTGAGGTTGTGGCGCCCAAAGAGCCGGTCGCGTTCGCGGTGGTTTCCATCGTGGCCGGATCGTAAAGGTGAACTAGGCCGGCAAAGCCGAAATCGGTAAGTGAGGGGTTGCCGTAATAGACCTGGCTGCCGAGCATGATCAGTTTCGCTTTGGCAACGCCGGTCGCTTCATTGGCCAGCACCCACTCAGCACCAAACTCCGAGGCGTCGAGCACCATTTCATCGACGCGCATTTGAGCGTCGAGGAAGAAAGCCTGATTAACGCGCTGGTCCCATTTGCTCACCATGACCGGCGAGCCGGTATTCGCGGCGCGGAAAGCGGGAGTTGCGGGCAGGGCAGTGCGGACCAAAGCATTGTAGGTCGTGCCCTTGATCGAGCGTCCGCCCAGGACATCGACCTCGGGTGCGAACGTGCGGATTTCCTCGACGATGCCGACGGCCTGGTCGGTGCCGTTTTGCTTCGTGATGTCGAGCAGAGTTAAAAATGCGTCAGCCATAAAATTTTGTTACGCCGAAAGGTCGGGGTGTTCGAGATTGTCCAGCTCGTCGAGTTTCACGGAGAGATCGCGACTGAGACCGCGAGCGTTATCGACGGCGGCGCGGTGCGCGGCGGTCGTCGGCATATCGGTTTTTTCGATCTCCTGAAGTTTCGTGGCCAGCTTTTCGGCGATGCCGCGCAATTCGGTAAGGCGCGCGTCGAGTTGGGAATTGTGCGCCTTCTGTTGCTGTTCCGGCGTGAGTTCTGCAGCGGCGTCCTTGGCGGCTTTCGCTTCAGCGGCGTCGGCTTTGGCTTCAGCCTTGGCCTCTTTTGCATCGGCGGCGGCGATCTCTTTTTTTGTGAAATGGTCCATAAGATTATTGGCTGTTAGCGCTTGGGCACGTAGCCCGCGGCTTCGAGATCGTTTTTTGCGGCGGCGACAACGCGATTGATTCCGGGTTTGCCGTTGGCAGCTTTCGCATCGGCGGGGGCAGCGGCAAGAGCCGGTTGTCCGAGCGCGGCCTGGGTCTGAGCGACCTGGCGGGCGACTTGGACTTTCACTTCCTCGGCTTGACCGGCGAGCTTTGCGTTCATCGCGGCAAGTTCCTTGTTTTTTAGTTCCACGGCGGCATTTGCGGCCGCAACCTGCTCGCTCAGGGAGCCGATGGTCTGTTTCGAGGTATTGAGATCCTTTTGAAGCTGCTCGGCGGCGGTGGAAACTTCGCCGGTGTTGGATTCGAGGGCGGTGCGGGCTTCGTCGCGCTCTTTGGTGAGGGCTGTTACTTGGGTTTCGAGTTCCTCAATGCGTGCGTTGCATTTACCGATGTGCCAGATTTTTAGAGCCACAGGCTTGGCGCTTCGTCAACAAAGAGGCTATCCTCGCGATCCCGGCAGCTTGCGAAGCCCGTCTGCGTGCACGCCTCTCGTAATGTGCAAATGATTGGCCGAGGACTGGGAGGCGGGTGCCACGGAGAGATGGCAGTCCGGCACTGAGTCTGCCAACAAAGGTTATGCTTGCGCTCTCTCCCCGATTCCCACATAGACTTCCGCCCTATGGCACTCAAAGGAAACAAGACCGACTGGAAAGCATTCACCGTCGAAATCCAAAAGACGGCAAAACAAGTCCGCGCGCTGATACCGACTCCGCTACCGCTAGAGCCGGACATTATCGCGGCAGACACAACCCAAAACGCGATCTTGGCCTATCACGATTTGGAAAAGGCCGCGATGCGCCTCAACAATGTTCTCACTGGGTTGAGCGGTGGGACGCCGTTCGCCGGGCAGCAGACGTAAGGGTTTTCCAGTTCGGTTTTCGCCAGTTGGTTTCCAGACGAAAAGCGTTTTGAAACGCAGGAGGATTTTTTGCGTCTCTGACGGTGCATCGCTTGGCGCCAGTTGTGTGCCGGTGGAAAGCGGACCGGCAAATCGTCAGAGAGGCTTTAACAAAACTTCAACTGCGCCTTGAGCAGCAAACCCCGGGCGATCTTCTTGACCGAGATCCCGTCAGGAATCTGGCAAAGGTCGAGAAGGATTGATCGGCTGTGCCCGCGCCCGTCGAGAATGTTCACGGAGACTTCGACGGCCTCCATGGTCGTTCGCGCTCGGAAAAAATCTTTAGTTGCCTTCGCCATCGTCAATTAACTCCCCAATGTCATCAACCAACCCGTCGCACAGCCCGATCTCGCAAGCCTGTTGCCCGTCGAAAATCTGGCCTTCCATCCATTTCGGATCGATCTCCCGTCGTGAGTTTACCGCCTCCTTGAATTGCACGAAGATGCGGTCAACATCGGCCTGCAGCATTTTCTTTTCCTCGTCGGTCAAAGGTTTCCAGTAGGCCCCGAGCAGCTTGTGTTTCCCGGCGCTGATGGCCTGGATGTTCACCCCTTCGTTTGCGAGCTGCCTGCTGATATCGCCGTAAGCCGTCCAGACGCCTATCGACCCGACCGAAGCAGACGGCGCGCAATAAAATTGCTGGCATTGGGCCGCAAGCCAGAGGCCGGCAGAGCAGCACTCTGAATCGGTGTAGGCAACCGTCGTCTTGCGCTGGATGGCCGCAATCCACGATCCGGTTTCCGAGACGCCCGTGACACCGCCGCCAGGAGTGCGAAAGTCGAAAACGAGATTCTCGATAGCGTCGTCAGCCAACGCCACCTTGATCATGTCGGAAACTTTGTCCAGGCCGCAACCGCATGAGCTGGCCGGAATATCCGAGGCGTGGCGAGTGATAACGCCGTGAACGGGGATGATGCAGGACGCGCCCGCGATTTGAAATTCAGATTCGGGATCGGGTTCGGGGCCGTCTGTGCCGTCGAGATCGGGGTTGTCGCCATGCACGCGCCCCTTGGCCCAATTCCCGCTAGCGATTGCCGCCTCAACGATCTTCACAATCGCCGCGTGGCGAGCGTGCGTGATGAGCAGCGGTTCGTAAAAGAGGCGGGAAATTATGTGCGAGAATTGTTTCATTTTTGAAGATCAGCAGGAAACTAATCGCCCAGACTTTAACCAGCCGTGCCATTGATCGGGCGCGTGGATGCTTGGCGTAAGTGTCGGGGTTTCCTTGTTCCCGTCCCAGCCCCACACCCTCGGCCCCGTAGGATTTCCTAGAGCTATTTCGAGCGCATCCGGGCCGGACACTCCGGGTATCCAAATGTAAATGAATTTGTAATCTGGACTAAAACAGAAGTCGCCCGGCTTAGTTATGCCTTTGAATGGCGGGGCCGCAAAATCGACCCTGTGGCAATCAATGCTTTCGGTGTTCATTCGTTCATTGGTGACCAAGTTGTCCGTAAGCAACCTCTGCCGCAGCGAGCCAGCCGCTTGCCTGTTTGCGCTTCGTTGGGTCCGCTCTGAATTGTTCCCACTGGGGAAGCTGTTCGCCGTTCCACGCGCGCCAGCCGACGCGCTCGCAGTAGGCTGAATACATGTCGCCGGCGAGGTGTTCGATAACGGAGTTCATTGCCCGCCCGCCTTCTCGCCTGGGTGCGGATTGCTCTCGGAGGTTAGCGCCTCAGTTCCGGTATCGCGGCGAGCCATCGAGAAGCTGGCGGTCCCGACCACTCCGAACATCGCGAGCACTTCCTGAATCGAGATGTCGTACTTGTCGGCAATGACTTTTGCCCGCGCGCACTTGTCTTCGATTTCGGTTTGCTGCTGATCGCGGATTTGCCGCCATTGGCCTTTGCGCTTCGCGGCGAGCAATTCGAGATTCGTTAGACCCGCTTCGTATTCGTGCAGGTCGGTCTGTGATTCATAGCGGCGATCGGCGGTGATGTCGGCGGCGGCTCGGTAGGTCCAGCGATACCAATCGGGATCGAAAGGCAGCTCGCCGTTTTTCATGGCCTTGGCGAGCGCGTAAACATCAACGCGCTTGATGTTCATCGTTGCGAGCCGACGTCGCTTTGTGAGCGTGCGGTTCACGCGATCCACGATCACGCGCATCGGCGCGCCCCCCGCCCCCTTGGCGTCTAACGAAAAGAAAACGTCCCATTCAGTACCGCGGAACGCATCGCGCACGGTGGTATCGAAGAAAGCCTCGGACCCGCGCCCGGGCCGGTCGCCCCAGTTGAAGGCAGAGAGTTTTGATCCCGTGCCGGCCTTGAAGTAGGTGTAGGCGCCGCCGTCCAGCTTTTGCATGTCGGCTGCTGTCTTATTGCCGCTGCTGTCGAACACTGCCGGCGCCGCGATGACCGCCTTGGAAGTGTCCACGTCGCCCGTCTCGTTTTGTTCGGTGATAGCCCGCGTCGAAAACGCTTTCTGCGCCAGCATTTCAAAGCGGCGGAATTCGCGCACGTCCTGCCAATCGAAAACCGAGGACGCCAACAGCGAGATCCCGCGCACCTGGTCAGGGACTTCTGGAAGGAATGCGGGAAACAAATTGCGGGCGGAAATGTCGCGGTAAGCTGCGCTAACAACCGGATCGGAATAAACGCGATAGGCAAGGGCTCTCCCAAAGTCATCGAGGATCACCCCATCAATGATCGTTGCCTCCCACTCGACTGGCGCCGAGAAGGTGTAAGGCAAATTGTCATCAACCAGTTTCTCATCAATAAAAAGTTGATTACCCTGATAGCGGACCTGGCAGATCCCGCCGGTCTGGTAGCGCGAGCCGACGCGGTGCGAAGCGATTTGTTGTACTCGAGCATTGCCGCTATTGTCCTCCGTGAGCAGCGTGAAAATATCTCCATCGACAATGTGACTCGTCAGGGTGGTTTCGCAGTAGCTTTCATAATTCGCCGGCCAGCCGCCGATGTTCATTACCGCGTGGAAACCGTCGAGCCATTCAGAGGCCCGCTTGCCCCAGGCTTCGTTTGCCCCAAGAAAAATTGGTTGAAAAGGAGTGACGGCAAGGTTGGCTTGCTCGCGGATGGCGGCCTGGAGGGAGGGAATTCTCCAGTACATCGTTCGCGCAAGGGACAACAATGTCCTCCGGCCAATCACCGAGATCGATCTGTGGGTGTCGTAATCGACCAGATTGATTTGCTTGCGGTCCTGGTCCTGGGTCGCGGATTCAATCAGGGTATTGTTGAAGCCGTAAGAAGATCGCTTTTCGATCAATCGGTAGGGCGCGGCGGCTGCGTTTGAGTGCCCGTTGCCGTTGGTCCGGCTTCCGTCGGTCAGCGCGCCGAAAACGGTATCCAGAGAATTGCGCGCGCGACTCATGTGCCGAAAACAACGCGCGTTTGTGTCGTCGGTGTTACATCCCCAATCGGATAAGCGGAGGGCGCGATCTTATGGAGCGCGTAGAGAATTAGGCGGATGCGCTCGCCGGGCTTGGTGTCCACGGCGTTTTTGACCATTACGTTGCTATCGCTTGCGCCGACGGTCGTTTTGCCCTGGGCGAAGTCAGTCTGCGCTTTGACCAACTCAGCTTCGAGATCCGCCTGAGACCAGCCGATAAAAGGATTCCAGCTCACGCCAGAAAGGCGCGGTCAACTGCGAAGCGCAATCGTGGCAGTTTTGTCGCCTTTGGCGGGTTCAAACTCTCCGCACCAGCCATCGCCATGCGTCGGCGGCCAGTAGGATTGCCGCGCCATGGCCTGCTCTCCGGTCAGTTTGTTGGCAACGGGAATCAGCGCGGCCTCGGGAGATCGGCGGCGGCATTCGCCATTGGTGAGACTCTGGCGATTCCAGAATCGGCAGTTTGAGCAAGTGTTCATTTTGGCATCTTTCACGCCGGGCGTGAACTTTGAGTTCAACTGCTCACCGGCAAAAGTTGCGCCAGTTCCGCGATCCGGGCGGTCCAAATCGCCAGGCGCTCCGGCTCATCCCAAAACTCTTTGGGCCGGTTTTTCAGCCATGCCTTCAGATCATCGAAGTATTTGGTGCCGTATTCCATGATCGGCCCGTCCGAGAGCAGCGCGTTTTGCTCGCCCTGTGAGATTCGAATGGCCCTTCGAAGGTCGCCGCGGCTCAGTTTTTCCTGCTCGATTCGCGACAGCCAGACCTGTTGCTCTTTGGGCTTGAGGGGTGAGAGAACGGCAAAAAATGACAAGGGAACGCTTTCGCGTCGTAGTGAAAGATGGATGGACCTGCTGATCGTGGCCTTGTTGGAGATCGTTCCGTAATCGAATTCGTTCAGCCGGCAAAACTCAGTCAGTCCGCCTTTCTTGCGCCAGCCCTTCATCTCGCTATGCGGCGAGCCAAATGCCGCCCAATCTCCGATCCACCACTGCAGGACCTGCTCACCGCGCAAAAGCCCTTGGCCGATCTTCGCCCAGTCGCCTTCCGGCAGGGCTTCCGGAAGCCAAAGGCCGGTCGGGGTGAACCGCGCACCGGTGCTGGCGAGATTGATCTGCAGTCCGGATTGTGTGAGGTCGGTCATGTGGCGGGCAGTGACTTGAGCCGCAAATGCCCGGGCTCGATTCTGGTTATCTGGAATCTCCCGCCGCGAATTTCGATCACTTCGCCGACTACAAAAACCGGCCCGTGGCGCGATCTGTCCGGCTCTGCTGCATCGCACGCCGCCTGCATTTGCTGGCGCTGCTCGAAGCCGCGCAGTGTCGCAAAGCCATCGAAAAACTTTGGGTCAAGGGGTTTCAGTTCGCCGGTTTGTGCGTCTTGCATAATTATTCGGGTTTCATGGCCGGATTGACCTTGAGCAGCCCGGCCATAAGCAAGGTTACTGCTAACCGGTGTGAGCCGATCCGCCGCCGCGTTAGGTAAAGCGCGTGGCCTTCGCCGATTTGCTTTTCCAGGGCTGCGTTTCTGGCGATAGCGAGCTCTGCGCGCTGCTCAAACGTGCCTCTTCGTTTCGCTTGCCCCATAATCAAATCCCCGCCTTTGTCGGCCTGCGGTTGCTCAGCCTGAACTTGTCCGCGGTTTCTTCGCTGCGCATATAGCGGGATGGCTCGATTTCGAGGGTCGTGCAAATGATCCGGCAATGCTTCGAAACGGTTGCCTTTTTCACGCCCCAATGTCGGGCGAAATCGGTCATTGAGAGACCGTCCGCAAAGCTGTCACCGGTGGCGATCAGCAGACACCCCAGCGTAAATTTCGCATTTCGGGAGTTTTGAACCAGCAGGATCAGCCGGCGGTAATCGCTGGCATTGTGGCCGTTGCCGTTGCCATTCGAAGCGTTCGAAGCGCCGTTGCCGGCCCCATTCGGCTCTACGTGGTCGCCGCAAGATGGGCAAACCGCATCCACGGGGTGCCGGCAGTGTGGGCAAAGCGCCTCCAAAAAATGATCCTCTGGCGCGTCGAGCGTGCTTGCCTGGGGAAGATCGGACGGATCCCGAAATTCTTGGGTTTTAGCGTCGATAAGCGAAAACTTACAGGGGTCAACGGAATCGCGGTATCCCCAGTATGCGCTAGCGAATCCGGGCTAGTCATTTCTCACATTGTTGGGGTAGCGTGGAAAATGGCAAAAACGAGCCTAACAAAGCGAGAGCAGGACTGCGTTGTCCTGCGCATGGTCGGCAAACAGGCCAAAGAGGGGGCTGCCAGGCTCCAAATTTCGATCCATACCTATCGCGCGCACCTGCGTCATGGCATGGAGTTAATCCGAATCACCGACCCGCAAACCGTCGGCGAATTCCTGGCGCTCCTGAAAAAGAACGGGATCGGCTCATCAATCTCGATAATCGAACACCCGGCGCGCAAGAAGGGCAAATAAAGTGTGCCAAAATGGCACGGCGCTACCGGCCCCCTTAGGGCGTTGCCGTTTTTTCTAGTTTGGGGTCTGTGGCGCATGATAGCGGACCCTCTTTTTTGGCCCCGTTTTTAATCAATGTTTCCAATGGTTTTGTGGTGCCGTTTTTTCTAGTCCAATGCTCCCGTTTGGACTTCCTGATGGACGCCCGGGGTAGTTTCCCGGGAAGTCGGGCCGTCGGCGCTGCCTACCCGGCAATGCTACGCGAGGGCTTGGCCGATTAACGTAGGGTTACGTCACAAATCCGATCCGGGTTTGCGCCACTTACTTGAGAAGCTGACCATGCGTCCGCAGGAAGGCGTCAATAACCATCACGATCAGCGCCAATGTCATAATCGCCGCTATCACCAAGACTGTTTTCATTTCTTTTCTTCCGCTTCTGCCTGTTCGCTCGGCGCCAGCCTCTCACTGGCCGGATCCGGCAGGCGCTCTTTCAAGACCGCGAACAATACCTGCCCGTTGGCCAAGTCGCGAGCGTGATCGTTTTTCGTTTCTTTCCAGTAAACATTTGTCTCGCCGGTCTTGCCCACGTATTCGGTTTTTTTGACGCGCGCTGCCATTTGCGCGTTGTATTCCTTTTCCATTTCCGGGTCGGCGGAGTTCAGCGGCTCTTCCCAGTGGCCGTGATCGATCAGTTCCTGAACTTTGGCGTTCATCTGCGGCTTCGAAAACCGGATCAGGGGACAGAAGCGGCTGCGCGCGGTGTTGCCGCTCGGATCACCGTAGGTCACCGGCGCGTAGGACTTCAAAACCCGCCGTTTGTTCTTCAGGCTGTGAACGAAGTGCTGATCTTTCGCGCCCTTGATCGCGATCCATCCGTATTTGATGCACGCGGCATAGACGCCGTGGTCACCTTTGGGCATGAACGCGGAATCGACGCCGGTCAGGTTCGGCTGAACTTTGAACTTGATTCGGATCTCCTCTAGGGCCGCGAAGCCGTAGCATTTCCCGAAACCGAGTTTTCTGGATTTGTCGTTTGACCAGGCGCGCACAGACCACCAGAGCAAATCTTCCTCCTGGCGATCGGCGACGAGATACCGATCCTTTTCGTCGGGCCAATCCGAATTAATCTCGTAAGCAACACGCTTGAGTGTGAGCCCGCCGCGCAACAAACTTTCTTCATCGGTGTTGATGGCCCGGCGCTTTTGGAAAAACTGGATCTTGGGCTTGAGATCGCCGCGAGCGAAACAGTTGCAGGCGACAAGCCAGAGGTGGGCCAGCTCCGACCACGGGAAATCAATGACGCTTTCCCAGTGGAAGCCGCGGCGCACTATCGACTTCTCGGTATTCAACCGATAGCGCCCGGTGCGGTTCCAGTCGTCTTTAACTTTTTTAGTGTCCAGCGACGGGTTGCCGCAGTGCGGACATTCGAAGCGAACGGTCGGCACGCACTTGGCCAGATCCCAATCGCCATTTGGCAAGCGGTGATGGTCCCAAGTGATCCCCCAGTAGGTGCCGTCGTCGCGCGCGCCGCTGAAGATCGGATCGAAGTATTTGCCGCAGTGCTGGCAAGCAACCTCCCATTCGTTTTGCTCGCCCAGGCTCCAGGCGCGAACCCAGTCGCAGTCTTTCAGTTCGCGATTCTCGCAAGTGCCGCCCTGTGAGGTCCGCAGGATCTTCGACAGTTCCAGCTTGAGGAAGTCGCCGACGCGCGCCTCGGCATCGGCCATGCGGCCCAGCGGGTAGATCCAAGGTTCGTCGAGCCAGAGGTTGCAGACGCCTTTTGATTGCAGGTTTGAGATCCCCGGCCCGCCCGTGTAAAGCGTGTGCCCGCTCTTCAAAAAGATCTCACTCCATTCGTAGCGCGCCGGCAGAAGGGCGGCCGTCGCTGCGCAGTTCATCAGATTCTTTTCGATGCGGTCGAAGAAATGGATCTTGGCGTCGGGGTCGGTCTGGAAAACGCACATTGACGGCATTGGGCGCCGGGCAAGCGAGGTGACCAGGTGGACGTCGCCGACCAGCGAGCCGCCGCCGCGCACGGGCTTCAGGACGTTCACCTCGCGCGTGCGTTCATCGTCCAGGGCCCCGAAGATTTCGAGGAAGTGACGTGAGCTGGAGCAGTCGAATTTGCCCGGCTTGGTTATCGGCGAAGAGAGTTCGACGTGTTCAGCCGCATACTCGACCGTGGGGCGGCGGTCGAGAGGCGCGAAGATTGAGGAAAGGGCGTCGGCTAGTTTCAGCATCCACAAGGATGCCGGGAGTCAAAACGGAGGGAGAATTGGTGACGGATCTTTTCGCCTCGCGCAAATGCTGAACCAAGACTGAATTGGGCCAAGACGCGCAGCGCCTCTTCGGTCTGCGCCGTGGCCTCGCGGGCAGCTTGGTTCAGGCGGTAATTGTCGAAGGCCAGCAGTGACACTGCCGCGACCAAAATGCAGAACAAGTTTTCATTTGATCGTGCTTCCCTGTCCAGCGCATCAAAACACCACGCGGCCAACGTCTGCTTTTTCCGGTTAGCGGCTCGCACATAAGCCGCCTTTCGCTGGCGCGTGACACGCAATTGGATTTGCGAGTTCTTACTGCCACGCCTTCCGCAACTTTCCAGCCAGATCGAAAAGCGCAGCGCGAGCCATTACTTGCGTATTCAGCGAGATCCCCCACTTCAATTCTCCGACGCACTTGTAACCGATACCCTCGAACCATTCCACCTTGCTCTCGATTGCCCGCACGAAATTCGGCATGAGGAAATTGACGATGGATGCTCCCAGGCCGTGCCCGCGATGCTCCTTCCTCACGTTCAGCGCCAGCAGAATTCCCAAGTGCGGATTGACCAGACTTGCCGCCACACTGCGCCCGTCAAGATCATAGAGCAGTGCACCGCCGTTTTCCGCATTGCGCTGCATGGAATCGCGACCGATGAACGCCGGATGCTTCCCCGCGTCCAACAGCTTTTTCCATTCTGGATAATCCTCCTTGCGGGCGAGCCGAACCTCGAACCTCGAAGCGCAATCACACTTTTGTTTTTTTGACATGTTGCGCGCCGCACTTCGGGCATTTGCACACCGCCGTATAAATCCCGAGCGACTTTCGATTCATTTTTTCGGGGGCTTCCAGTTTCGCGAGGCTCGCCGCCAGCACGTCATCGAAATCCATCAATTTCGCTTTCATGTCGTCATCGATATGGATTTCCGAAAGCAGATCGAGGTCGAGTTCGGCGAGAAACGGGGCCAGCAATTCCGCATTGGGTTCCCCGTGGATCGTGTTGAGGTTTATCGCGAGCCGTTTTGCCGCCCGCCCGGTCATCTTCGACACCACGCAAGCAACGTGAGTCATCTTGAGTTCGCACGCGGCCATGAAACGGTGATTGCCGCTCACCACCTCGAA